TAAAAATATAAAACCAAAAAAGGAACGTAAGTTTTTAAAGGCATTAGGAAAAATTGGAGAGGTTTTGATTCAAGAACTTTTTTTCAAAGTAGGGAGCAATTTGATTAGAAAGATTGGAGGTAAAAAAACTTTGCCTTCAATTCTTTTTTTATTCCTTTCCCTCGGCATTTTCGCCCAATTCCCAAACACTGGAAACAAACAAAGATTAGGTTTCCAGACCACAGGCGACGGCTTAGTTTGGCGCGGTTCATTGTCCGACACGGCTTCCATTCAACCGATAAATAATCAAAACGCATGGGTAATTCTTGATACGATTAACCTTAAATTTTATTCCTTTGATTTTACCTCCAACCTTTGGAACTTGGTTGGCGGTGCTTCAGGATTAACCATGCCCTTTGATTCAATTACCTTCAACACGGCAAAGAATGGTACGGTTGGAGTTGGCGAAGTTGAATACAATGACACACAAGGCTCTTTGATACAAGGGTTAAAAGGCGGTAATGTTACCAATGTAATTGGGCAACAGTTGCACCAACGGGTAAATAATCGCACGGGCGCAACGCTTAATAAGGGTGATGTAGTTTATTTAGCAGGAAGTCAGGGCAATCGAATAACAGTAGCAAAAGGTTTAGCGGTAACTGATGCTTTTTCGGCTAATACTTTTGGAGTGGTAGCGGAGACTATTGCAAATAATCAAAGCGGCTTTATCATTACAGAAGGGTTAATAACAGGATTAAATACCTCAACATTAACAGAAGATAGCGCGGTATACCTATCGCCAACGGTGGCAGGTGCATTGACTTCAACAAAACCTCAAGCACCACAGCATACAGTGTATATTGGCGTATGTGTCAAAAGTAATAACGGTTCGGGAGAATTGTTTGTTAAGATAAGAAATGGGCAGGAATTGGATGAGCTTCACGACACTCGAATAACTAACCCAGTTACGGGTGCTACTTTATTTTATTCAGGTGGATTATGGCGCGACACAACGGCTGCTCTTTTGGTAAGTGACACGGCTTCAATGTTATCCAACTATGCCAAAAAAAGTTACGTCGATACGGCTGGAAGATTTTATGCTCGTCAAGATTTTAGCAACGTTCAATCATCAACATTAACTTGGACGCAAACAGATACATTAGTTCCAGCTGGTGTGAATGTTGTTCAAGTTTACCGTAATGGTCAAATATTGCTGCCTTCTCAATATACTATACCTACCAAAACATCAATAGTCATTTCGGCAACCTCATATAAAATAGGCGAAAATTATACGGTAATATTTCCTAAAGGTGGTGGTGGTGCTTCAAGTGGTGGAGGATCAGGAAGTTTAACGTCTATTTCTGCAGGTACAGGAATTACAGTTAGTCCAAATCCAATAACAACAACTGGAACTGTTTCGGCTGATTTATCTGTTTTAATGGAATTAACAGATACAAGTTTATTAAATCTTACTTCCAGATTTGCAAGTAAATTAAATACAACTGATACGGTTTCGATGTTATCTAATTATAACACGCGTATAAATAGCAAATTAAATATATCTGACACGGCTTCAATGCTCACTTCTTACTTTCGTGATGCTGATACAACTTCTTTAAATCTTACTTCCAGATTTGCACTTAAATTAAATGCAGCTGACACGGCTTCCCTTTCCAACAGGATAAACGCAAAGGGCAACGGCACGGTTACAAGTGTTGCCACGGGTTACGGCTTAACAGGTGGAACAATTACCACGACGGGTACTTTATTACTTGATTCAGCCGTTGTTTTTTCACGCATTCGTGATTCGATTGTTGACGTGGCAATTGGGAATGATACCATAAAAATTTTAAAACAGGAATACACACCAGCCACAACAAGCGTCTTAACTTGGACGGTAACATCAAAATTTCCCATCCAATCTAAGTCTTTTATTTTGGTGTTTAGAAATGGGCAGCTTCTTATAAATACTCAATACAATTTAACAGATACTAATAAAATTACCATTGTTTCCAACTCATTCAAATTAGGGGCTAATTACACGGTTGTTACGGTGTCGGGTATTGGTTCGGTGGGTACTGGCGTTTTTCCAAATCCCGTTTACCCTGAGGCAGGATTAGCGGTATCCACAGGCAGCGCGTGGGCTTCAAGTATTGCAAATAATTCAAGTAATTGGAACATTGCATTTAATGACAAAATAACCAATGCACAATTTACGGGAACAAATACGAAGACGTTAACTTTGACTCAATATGACGGCGGTACATTTACGCCAACGTTTACCGATTTGCAAGGGGTGACAGGCGTAACGGCAGGAACAGGGTTAACTGGTGGAACGATAACAACCACGGGCACGGTGGCAGTTGATTTTACCACGGTTGCACCGTTGGCGAATCCCACGTTTACGGGCACGGTTTCGGGGATAACGAAAAGCATGGTTGGTTTAGGTAATGTGGATAATACATCAGATGCAAATAAACCCGTATCAACGGCAACACAAACGGCGTTGAATTTAAAGGTAAACATTAGTGACACGGCTTCAATGCTTACTCCTTATTTTCGAGATACTGATACCTCTTTATTAAATCTTACATTAAGATTTGCGACTAAATTAAATATATCTGATACCGCTGCAATGCTTACAAGTTACCTTCGCACGGGGCTTGCAGAATCAACGTATTTAAAATTGACGGGGGGAACGTTGACGGGAGGGTTGACGGGAACAACAGGAACATTTAATACAAAATTAATTGCTGGAGACATAGGAAGTAGTTCAGGCTCACCAATATTTACAGCAGGAAAATCGGGAACAGAAACAGAATTTCATATTTTACAAGGTACAGGGTACGAAGGAAGTCCAACAACATTAAGATTAACAAATAATAATGGTTTATATTACCAAAATGGTTTGTTTTTAAAATCAATAATGGAAAGAGGATTAGACGAGTATAATGGCAGAATTGGTATAATGGGAAACGATTTTATGATATTAACTAAAAATGGTCGCATTGGAATATTTAACGCATCTCCTTCAACAACGTTTGACGTCAACGGCACACTCAACGCCACAGGCGCAACAACCCTTGGCTCAACCTTGGCGGTCACAGGAAATATCACGGAAGCTGGTAACAATGTTCTTACCAACCTTGACACGGTTTCCTTATCAAATCGCATTAATGGTAAAGTTAGTTTAAATGGCGATGAAACTATAAATGGTTCTAAATCATTTAACAATGTTTTAAATGTATTAAATCGAATGACTGTAAGTGGTTCAGTTGAAGGAGGAAATCAATTACTTGGTAAAAATTCAAGCAATAATTATGTATCTGATATTACACTTGGTACAGGATTAAGTATTACAAGCAATGTTTTAAACGTAGCAATTCCAACTGAAAGATATTATTTTGATTTAGGAATTGTTGCTGGTGCTGCTGACAACTCCGCTTCAACTTATGATTTTACATATGGTTCAAATATTTTTATTGTTCCAACAAGTTTAAATGGATATTGCATTGATAGTGTTTATATTCGTGCAATCGGTTGTTCTACTTGTCCTCCTGTTGCAGGGGATAAAGATTATTATGTTGGTGTTTATAAAGCCAATGCAGGATCAAGAGTTGCCACATCTGGTGCAACTTTAGTAGGTTCACAAATAACAATGAATGAGTACGATTTAAATCAAGTGAATAGAAACGATACTTTATCAACAGGCGAAGCATGGTGGGTTTATTTAAATGGAACTTATACTTCTGATTTAGCTTATGTCACGGCTGGATTTATTGTCAAAAAAACTTGTAATTAAAAACATAAACATGAAACAACTCCTTTTCCTCCTCCTTTTCCCTTGCCTTGCTTTGGCGCAGTACCAAGGCAATGCAAATCAAAAAATCACATTGGGCGAACAAACGACGGCAGACGGGCTGGTTTGGCGTGGTCGATTGGCTGATACGGCAAACCTATTGACTAATAAACTTGACACATCGGTATACATTGTACTTGACACAGGAACTCGTGCCATGTGGTATTACCGTGCATCCACAACGCCAAAATGGACAAGGTTAGTAGATAGCTTAAATAATTTGCAAGGTACTTTGTCAGTGGCAAAAGGTGGTACGGGAAGCACAGCACAAAACTTTGTAGATTTGACGACGACCCAAAGTGTTAATGGTGATAAAACATTAACTGGAATTACAAAAATTACAAATACAACTAATTCAACCTCAACTACAACTGGTGCTTTAACTGTGTCTGGAGGATTAGGCGTTAATAATACACTATATGGTAAAAATGCCTTTTTTGAAGGTGTTTTTACAGCAACAGGACCTGCAACAGGCACAGCATTTTTTTTAAAAAAAACAGGAAATATAGATGTTTTAGCTATAAATATAAATGACAACGATACTTGGACAATGTATGATAATTTTGGCAGTGGAACAAATTATAGCGAAGGAATTACTCAAAAAAGTGGAAATTTAGGTATAAAAATACAAGACCCTACCGAGGCATTACACGTTGTTGGCAATGCAAGGATAAGCGGATTGGCAAATGCGGGAAATCCTGTTAATGTTCAGGTTGACGTAAATGGAGTGTTGGTTAGAACTTCATCTATTGATATAAAAGAAGATGTGCAAAGTTTACCTTATGGATTAAATGAAATAATGCTTTTGCATCCTTCAAAATTTAGTTATATAGATAAATATAAATATGGCGAAGGTTATGACATTGGTTTTATTGCCCAAGATGTTAACAATGTTATTCCCGAAGCAGTTGGCACGGGAATAGAAAGTGATATTTTCATGGATAGCGTAAAATTAATACCAGTACTTACCAAGGCCATACAAGAACAACAAGCTTTAATCAAGGCACTCGAACAAAGAATTTTAAATCTTGAAAACAAATAACATGAAAAACATACTTTTCTTTTTGCTCATTCCTTTCCTTGCTTTATCGCAAGACATTGTAAGTGATACAGTTTACATTCAAAAGCAAGGCAATATTTATTACCTTGTTACCATGACCACGTTCAGCGATAGCACGGTGACGGGAAATAAACAAATACTTGGCGATAGTTTAACTGCCATTCAAAGCCTTGTTACCGATGCTGAAAGGCAAAGCAACACATTAGCCATCCATGCGAAGCCATTGATTTTAAAAGGCAAAGCGGTGAAGCGGATTAATTATTACAACAATTTGCACCAGCAGATAAGTGGCAGACCTTTATATGTTTCAACGGCACTCCGTGATTCAACGGCTTTTTTGGGAGATTGGACATTGGTGTTTAATGGTGAAAATATTCTGGGTGAAATACAGTTGAATAATAACAAGCGTCTTATTTTTAATCCTGATAACGGCAAAGTATATACGATTTCAACAAACCTGTTACTATCGACTTTTACAAATCAAATTACTTTTTCATTTAACGGTGTAAAATACGATTTATACAAGTTTGCTAACGGCAAATTTGCAACCGTAGATAATGATGTTAGGCTTATAAAGAAAGAATAATGAAAACAACGTTAATCAACTTTTTGCACCTTGGATGGGAGAAAATAACATACGCGATTTGTTGCGGATATATTTTTTCTTTTTTCATACCAATAAAGGGATTTTTAATTTTTACTGTTTTCGTTGTTTTCGCGGATATGGCAACGGGGATCCTGGCAGCAAGAAAGGAAGGGCAAAAGATAAACAGTAAAGGGCTTTACCGAACCATGGAAAAGATTGTTGTGTATTTTTGTGGTATCCTTATTTTCGAGGGTGCAAGAAATACTTTTTCTCTTCCATTTAACATAACGTACATGGCAGCGTTTTTAATTGCAACGGTGGAGCTTTATTCTATTGCTGAAAATATTAAGCGCATTACAGGCGTAAACCTTGGCGTTTTAATTACAAGATTTTTTAATCGTTAAAATAATAATCATGCAGACTAATTTAAAAGAAGCCTTAAAATCGGCTGATACAGTTAAAAGTCCACTTGGTGACATCGCTTGTTACTCGATGAACTTTGCGGAACTTGCTTCCGAGATAAACGTTCATTTAGAAGGCAACAAAGTGAAATTCACGTGGCGCGAATATATCCAACTAGCCCAAATAATTTGGGATAAGATTAAGGAAACAAGCCGCGAATGTGCTGGAAAAGAAATTGAAGTAAAATTGCCTGCAAAGTTATCATTGATTAATGCGGCTTTCGCATTGATTGGATTTCGCTTGTAAAGAAATAGGCGCAGCAGGATTCGCTACCTTATGCGTTTTACAGGGCGGTGCATTGACTTGCATCGCCCTTAAAAATATCAAAATATGAAAGCATCTAAATTTTGCATCTTTATTGACGCGGGTCATGGAGGCATTGACGTAAAAAAAAAGTTACCTTACAATTATACCACGTATCCGTCAAAGTGCGCTCAGCATAATAACGCAAAGTTCCACGGTTACGGTTGGTTCTTTGAAGGCGTGTTCAATCGCGACGTTGCGGCAAAGATTGAGCAGTATTTAATAGACTGGGGGTTTCCTGTGATTCGCGTGTACGATCCTGTCTTAGATATTACCTTGGCAAAGCGCGTGGCGAAGGCAAATATCAACGCAAAAAATTACGAAGATTCGTTATACCTAAGCATCCACGGTAACGCGGCGGCTTCGCCCAATGCAAGGGGATTCGAGGTGTTTACGAGCAAGGGCAAAACAAGGTCGGACATTTACGCTGAGTTCTTGTTTAACGAAGTTCAGGAGGCTTTTCTCAAATGGGTTTATCGCATGGATACCACGGACGGGGATAAGGATAAAGAGGATAAATTCTTTGTTATTACTCAAACCAATATGCCAGCGGTATTAAGCGAAAACGGCTTCTTTACCAATTACCACGACGCTTTAATGATGTTTGACCCCGTGTTTCAAAACACGTTGGCTTTGTCTCATGCACGGGCGGTGGTTGATTACGCGAAAACGCAAGGGGTAATCTTTTAAATAAAAAAGGGCTGGTTCAAATGCCAGCCCCGATATACACATCAACAATTTAACAAATGATAATCAATCAATTATAAGCTTTATAAGCCTTGCGGCTGATTCTTTTAAAGTATCGGTTTCCTTTGCATGATAAAGTTGATAACAAATGCTTATCATTCTTTCTTTATTCATTGATTGATAGGCAGGCATCGTCTCAGGAACCAAAGGATTCAAGTAAAAATTTATTACCGATTGTTTGCTATTTACCGTGTCGGCAAAGCGAATAGGAGCTGGTCGCGCTTTGAAACATTTTTGCGCCTCCTTCCATTGTTCAGCGGTTAATCCGTCGGTTAATTCATTATTTTTCATATATTTTCATTTTTAACTTTACTTAAAATAACTCTACTAATGGGATTATTTTTATACAAAATAACTTTATCGACAACCAAATAATCATTATTATCTGTAAATTCTGGTTCGTCACTTAAATCTATTAAATCTCCTTTTCTTGGAATAATGCTTAACAAAATAACAAGATGCTTTCTATTTTCTGAATTATAAAGAATAGTTTGGTTCATTTTGCTTTGTTTTGTTTATTTACTAATTGCTTCAATTTTATACTTATTTATCTTTGCAACGTGACGAATTATTTGTCTGTGAAATTTTGTTAAAATCTTATCATACATACCATCCGTTAATAAATCACTAAATCTTAACACTTGAAGTGAATCAAATGTCTTATCAAATTTTCTGATTTTTTCATCACAAATAAATCCTTGGTTTTTAATTTGCTCACTTATAGGGTCAGCAAATAAACCATAATGTATGCCTATTTTTAATCGGCCTATTTCATTATTTTCCATGTTTACTTTGTTTTATTTGTGTACATCGTTATATGTTATTTCGCACATTATTGGTTGACGGCTTCTGTTATATCCAACAGTATAGCGGCTGAAACAACTTTCGCAAGAAAAATACTTTGCCATACATTTACCGCCATTTTCCGTATGCGAATATTGAGAATCAGAATCAACTTTGCCATCGCAAACGGGACATTTATCCTCAAGGTACTTTTTCCATATCAAATCATGAGTATATTCTCTTTTCTCAGGCATCGTTTTTTCCCTTGTAAAATCCCCACAATCTTCGCAGTACTCCCCAAGATCCATTTCGTTTGATTCAGAGCTGCAATTTTTACATATATAAATCATCTTTTAATGTAATTTTTTGCCATAAGCGCAAGGAAAAAAGCGTCGATTTCATCTTGACTTATTTTGGCTGGTTTAAAATCTGGTTCAAATTTCAATCGCTCACTTGCGACCACTCGCATAAAGACGTCTTTATTAAACTTTTTCCCCTTTGCCTCAGGGCTGATATTGTAGGCTTCCAAGTTGTAACTTTTTATCCATTCATAAGCAATTCGCGAAGCGGCTTGGTTCATGCCAACATTTCGGGACAAACGGGAAAGGATTGCGCGGTTTATTGAATTATTAAAAGTCACATTCTGAAGGCTGGAATCTTCTACCAAAACAACAGGCCTTTCGTATGCTACCCAGGTCATAACGTCGCCAATAAAATCTACAAACCTTTTATACCTTTTAAAAATCATGGTGCGGTCTGCAATAATGCAAACCGCCATGCCGCTTAATCTTAACGCTGGGTCAACGCCTATTAAAGTCCTCAAAGTGTGATTGTTTTAAATGAAGATACAAAGTTTTTTGCCGTTGTTCCCGTGGTTTCATTGTTTTCTTTTGCCTCAACCTTTACGCGTGGTTTCCTTTTGCGCTTTGGCTTTGGCTCAGGTGCATTGATACCATAAGCCTCAACACCTTTGTCAACAAAGTTGATTTCAAGAAG